AACCTCTGTAAATTTCACAGATGGTAAGATTGGTAAACTGAATTGGTTAAAGAATAATACCAAAATTGATAAACATCACATTATTATTACGAATCTTGGTAAAGAAAAAGAATATTATGCTGATGAAAATTCTGTTTTGATTGATGACTTCCGAAAAAATTGTGAAGCATTTGCAAATGGTGGCGGTCAATTCGTTAAATATGAGACACCAAGACAAACAAAAGATGATTTAATTACATTACTTGGTAAGAATTAAAATTTAAGGTTACTCGTTTTGAGTAACCTTTTTAATTTAACTATTAGCTAAAACATATCGTTGTATGTTAGGAGCTATTCTAATGCTCTGTGTAAGTGCTTTATCTAATCTACGAGAGAACATATTACCTAAGCTTTCATCTGCTTTTACGAGCTGTTTATAGAATTCTACTGCGTCTTTCCATTCTGGAAGTTCAAGTAATTCATCTTCTTCATATTTATCTTCTTCAAGCATTCTATTAGCAATTTTCTTAGCAACATTATCAACAATATTTTGAACCATTGCATCAGTCAACTGAACATCTGATTGCATATTAAAATTCTTTTGCAAATTTTTATTAAACATAGAAGTAGATGCTTTCTGACTTGTATATCCAGATGATGCTTGTGCATTAAAATCTCTTGCCATGGCATTAGTAATAAGACCTAATGACAATGCAACACCAGCAATCCATTGTGCCATTTTACCTTCGTTTAAAACTGCATATCGATGTTCATGCATAATTCTAACTGCTTCATTATATCTTTCTTCATCATTTATTTCTCTCTTTTTAGTAGAAAAATAATCACTGAATGATTGTTTTGGAACAGTTTTAAAGATTTTTCCATATTTTTTATCCATTTCAAATTCTCCAATATTCTTTATTATTTATAAATAATGTATGGCAGTTCAATCTTATGCTTCTGAATTTTCTAAGTTATTTAAAACAGGTAACTGTTCTGTCCAAGGTAAGGACTGGACAGCTCCGAGATATTTTGACGGTATGGAAAATGACTGTTATAAGGCGGAAGCTGCGTTACTTTCTGAACTTTCTTCTGAAGCATATAATATGTTTGGATTTGAAGTTCAATATTATTTAAAAAACATTGATACTAAAAAAGACAGATTATATGGTGAAGATCCATTAGCAAATGTAGAACGTAGATTCTTATTAAAAATGTATACAGAATCTATCCCGACAATGCAGAGACAATATGAACTTCAGGGTATGATTTACCCGGAAATTATAACTTGCCAATGCACTGTTCAACATTTCTATGAAGCATCTCAACTTTCTTATCCAGACATGAAGGATATTTACGAAGCTGAGGTTCCAAAGATTGGCGATATTGTTTATATCGAATATTCAGACACTTATTATGAAGTCGTTAATGTAAAGGAATTTGCTGAACAGACAACATTCTTATCTACTCCAATTACTTATACATTTAAGTTACGTGTCTGGCACAACAATCATGAAAACGTTGATGAACTCAATGTTAATAGTGACCCAATGGATGAATTTAGAAAGTATGCTGAACTTGCAGAAACATTTAAACTTGATACTTCTACTTCTACAACAGACAAGACAAGTGAAGTTGCACCTGAATCTGATATGTTATCTACAAATACAGATGCAATGACTGATAGGGATATTAATAACGAACCAAAAGACAATGTTCCATCTAATGTCCAATATAAGTCTGATGAAATTAAAGAAGATAATCCACAATATTATGATCCTTTTGAAGGTTGGTAAATCATGGGATTAGTGAACGTTTATAAAATGAGTACATTTAGACCATTTATTCCGTATAGATTCAAAGCGGAAATTTGGAATAATTATGAAGAAGAACCTGATCCAAAAAATATTTTGGAATTTACTGTAAAAAGTATAAACCAACCAGTATTTAAATTAAATACCGAAAACAAAGTTTACTTTGGTAATACAGCTTTTGTAATCCCAATTTTTAAATTTGGTGAAACTTCGCTTGAAATAACATTTGAAGAAACAGATGATATGACAGTTTTTTCTACCTTAGCTAGTTGGTTAGGTACAGCTTTATATAAAACGGTAAATAACGGTTTACTTAATGTTCGTATTACTCAATATTCTGAAGATATGACTAGAACGGTAGATTCTATAACATATATTTGCCGTATTAAAGATTATAGTATGCCAAATTTTAACAATAATGGATTTGGTGCACCAATTGAAATTACTGCTAACTTTAATGTTGTTTACGTTCTTGATCATCCAAAGCAATTTGTAACAAATGCCAATGATAATTTCATGCACGATGAATTTGATGGTGTCGACTTTAGTTCAAGAATTGAAATCGCACAGGAAGATCAAAAAATTCAAGATAAGACATTAATTCCTTACGATTTGTCTGGTCAGCTTGAAAAAGGTAAAGCAGTGCAGGACTTAAAAACTGAACAGATTAAGATGAGTACTGTTATTACTCAAGAAGCAATGATTGCTATGGGTTATGATATAAATTCTGAAAAAGATGTAAATGCATTTAACAATGTCTTAAAAGAAAATAAAATAAATGCAGACGACGGAATAAACAATGCTGAATTAAATACACTTGTAAATATGATTAATAAAAATCATAAAGCTGATCAAATTAATGATGATTTAATTACTGCATTAAAAGAAAATATAAATGTTCTTGAAGAAGTAAATAATGAATATAATAATTTATTAAAAGAAACAACTACACCTAAAAATTATAAAATAACAAGTAATAATAAGGGTGGAAATACTGACTTCGTTATAACAGATACAGAACTTACAGCAAACCTTAAGAAAATTCATAGTAAAGGTTATACTAATGTTTCTATGGAAACTTTAAGAACTGTAAGTGTTGAAAATGCTACACGTATGTCCAATGCATATAATGGACTTACTTCTGACTTATCGAATACTAAATATTCAACAAGTATTAATACATATAATGATCCTGGACATGAAGCTGGTATTGGTTCTGATAAGGGTTCTCATTTAACCGGTCAAAAAGTTGACCTTACATTCTATAAAAATGGTAAAAAGATTACTAAAGAAAATTCTACTGCGGAAGATAGAGAATTCTTATCTAAAATTGCAAAACAAAATGGTTTAATTATAAACTGGGAATCAAGTGGTGGTTCTGATTCTGGTTGGGGTGATGTTGCATTATCTAATGCTCTCTCAATTAATAATGAAGGTAAAATTGAGAATATCAAAATTAAACCATGGACAAAAGAAAACCAATACTATGATTCTAAACGTAAAAAATATAGAGATTTTAATACGTAGAAAAATAATTAGAATTTTTAGCAATTATTAGTTTACAAAATTTTGCAATCAATCTATATTTGATTCCATAAATTCCAAAGTCTAATTCCTCGGAGCGAAGACCAATCCAATGGAACTGTCGGTAGAGGGTTAGCCATTAAAGGTACTAGAACTGTGCCTTTCATTTATATGATCCGGTATTAACGGATAATGGAATGTTCATCGAAATACTGTCTAGCAAGCAGTATATTTAGCCGCCATTGGTAGGACGAGATATAGCCGGAGTACAGGATGACCGACCCGTAAGCTCGTTTGTAAATCCACTTAGTCGAAGACAGATATACTAGTCTTTTGCCTATTTCCTTAAATAGGCTTATTGTCTCTACAGATATTTTAAACGTGTGTATAGATAGATATTTAAAGTTTATAAATATATAAAATTGTTTAAATATTAAAGGTGAAAATATGAAATCAGAAAAGTTAGATCTTAATAATATTAATCAAGGAAATATTGGGACTATTTCTCAAGAAATAAATAATCAACCGCCAAAAGATTCTGTATTATTAGATAAGAATTTATTACCATCAAGAGGTAAATTCTATACAGATCCAATTTATGTAAAGAAATTAAATACATTAAATATTAAAAATCTTGCTACAATTAATGAAAATAATATTAATAATGTAATTAATAACGTTCTTGCCTCTTGTATTTGGGGTATTGATACAAATAAAATTCTTGTAGGTGACAAGATTTGGTTAATTTATTATCTTCGTGCTTTTACATACGATGATATTCCATTTATTCTTCGTGGAACTTGCAATAATTGTGGTAACATTAAAAATTATAAGTTCTTCCTTAAGAATCTTGATGTTACTTATCTTGACAAGGACGTTCCAGAATATATCGAATTGCCAAATGAAGATAAAATTACAATCACATATCCGACAATTAGTACAGAAGGTGCAATTAATCGTTTAAAGAATGACCAAAATATCATTCTTGAAATTAATCCAGAACTTTTGGAACTTTCTAGCTATATTTACAAAGTCAATGATACTAAGCTATCGTTATATAAGGCCTATGAATATATCTGTGACCTTGATGCAAAGAGCTTCAGTCATTTTACAAATGAAATGAGCGAATTGCTTTTCAGTGCAAAACCGATTGCAAAGTTCAAGTGCGAATCTTGTGGTGAAGAAATTATCTTGCCAATGCCATTCGTTCCATCATTCTTCTTACCGAAAATCAAGTAATTTTAAATAAAAATACAGAAAAGGAGTAATTTTATACTCCTTTTTTACTTATAAATAATTATATGATTAATTTTAAGCAATATTTAGTAGAAGAAGAGAATAAAGCGACTGATGAATTATCAAAATCTACAGTCGTTCGTAAAGCTGCTAAAGAAATGACTCTTGAAGATGTTATTAAAGATGCAAATCCGACTATTTGGACTGCACGTGAAATTGGTAACAATAAATATCTAATTTACAATAAGAAATATATCAATATTACAGAATTGAAAAAGCAGATTGATATTCTTTATAATAATAAAGGTTATAAGGATTATGGTTTTTCTAAACTTTCTGAATCTGAACTTATTAGATATACAATGGTAA